ATAAAAATATTATTGTTATGGCAACCAAGTTTAGTACAGCAAGCAACTTGGTAAAAAAAGTGAAAGCCATAATGAAAAACTTGCCGGGTTGGATTCGCGTTGCAGATATCTCCGTGGACAACCGAGCCAGCTTTGAACTCTCGAATGGATCTCAAATAAAAGGAATTTCAACCAGTGGTGATGCGGGTCGATCAGAAGCGTTGTCGCTTCTCATTATTGATGAGGCTGCACACGTTGAAAATATGAGCGAGTTGTGGACTGGTCTCTACCCAACCCTTTCAACTGGTGGTCGTTGTATCGCACTATCAACTCCGAATGGCGTCGGCAATTGGTTTCATAAGGCGTATATTGAATCAGAAGCGGGGGAAAATGATTTTTATCCCACCATGCTTCAATGGGATGCCCACCCTGATCGGGATAAGGCGTGGTACAATAAAGAAACCAGAAATATGTCTCGTAGACAAATCGCACAAGAATTAGAATGTAATTTTAATACATCGGGGGAAACAGTTTTTCACGGTGATGATATTGACCGCGTTCGAGAAGGCACCCAGGATCCAAAGTATAGAACTGGAGTGGACAGAAATTTGTGGATTTGGGAAGAATATCAATCAACTAATTCTTATATGATTTCCGCAGATGTCGCAAGAGGTGATGCTAATGATTATTCTGCTTTTCTTGTTTTCAAACTAGAAACCATGGAAATCGTTGCTGAGTATCATGGAAAAATTACAATAGATTTTTTTAGTGATATACTCTATAACACGGGCAAGGAATATGGAAACTGCTTAATGGTTGTTGAAAATAATTCTGTTGGATTTGCTGCTTTGGAAAAATTACGAGAAAAAGAATATCCAAATATTTATTATTCTGTTAAGTCCACACACGAGTTTATAGATCCAATCTCTGCACAGAACAATAATAGTGCGGTGGCCGGCTTTTCAACCACAAGTAAAACAAGACCCCTTATCATTGCTAAACTTGAAGAATTCATTCGAAATAGACTAATTACCATATATTCCAAACGAATGTTGAGCGAGATGACAACGTTCATTTGGAATAACGGGAAACCACAGGCACAAAGAAGTTATCATGATGATTTAATTATGTCTTGTGCAATCGGATGTTGGGTGAGGGATACTGCGTTGGTCGCGAACAAACAAGAGATCGAGTATTCAAAGGCAACTTTACAGTCGGTTTTTAAAACAAACTCCACCCTCAACACTACAATTCCGGGTCAGAAAGGCTATAAATCTATTGATCTATCTGATAAGATGAGTGAACATCAAAAGCAAATGAAAGAATTTTTTTGGCTTTATAAGGGATAAAAAATGGCTGGCTATTACAATCAACGAAAAAGAATAAATCGGGAAAACAACCCAAGAAACTCAAAGTCTGATCTTTTTAAAAAATTAACTAGATTATTTTCTGGTCCAATCGTAAATTATCGCACACAGACTGAAAGGGATCTGACAAGACGAAAGATGGATAAATACCGCTTTCGTTCTATGAGCGGTCAACAGTTTAAAAAAACAACCTATAATCCCCTTGACCACATCCATTCAAATATTATGGCAGGCCAGAATCGCTCAGAGCGGTATGCTGACTTTAATCAAATGGAGTATACACCAGAGATCGCTTCAGCACTTGATATATATGCAGATGAAATGACAACTTCAAGCGAGCTTCAGCCGTTATTGAGAATAGACTGCCCAAACCAGGAAATCAAATCAATTTTGTCCTCTCTTTACGAAAACATTTTAAACCTTGAGTTTAATCTTTTTGGATGGTGTCGAAGCATGTGTAAGTTTGGAGACTTTTTTCTCTACCTTGATATCGACGAAGAACAAGGAATTAAGAATGTTCTTGGCCTTCCACCCCAAGAAGTCGAAAGGTTGGAAGGAGAAGACTCTACAAATCCAAACTATGTCCAGTATCAGTGGAACAGCGGCGGTATGACGTTTGAAAACTGGCAAGTGGGACACTTTCGAATTCTTGGTAATGATAAGTTTGCTCCGTATGGGACTTCTGTTCTTGATCCTTCAAGAAGAATTTGGCGCCAACTAACTCTTCTTGAGGACGCAATGATGGCGTATCGCATCGTGAGATCCCCCGAGCGCCGCGTGTTTTATATTGATGTTGGTGCTATCCCACCAAACGAAATTGAACAATACATGCAGAAAGTTGTTACGCAGATGAAGCGCAATCAGGTTGTAAACCAAGATACTGGTCGAGTTGACTTGCGATATAATCCCTTGAGTATTGAAGAGGACTATTATATCCCTGTTCGCGGTGACCGCGGCGGCACGAAGATTGAAACACTCGCAGGCGGTTCTTGGACTGGTGACGTTGACGACGTAAAATATTTGAGAGACAAACTTTTCTCAGCGTTGAAGATTCCCGCATCTTATCTTTCGAACTCAGCAGAAGGAGAAGAAGATAAAACCACTTTGGCTCAAAAGGATATTCGCTTTGCTCGAACAGTTCAACGGCTGCAGAGGTCTGTTGTAAGTGAGCTGGAAAAAATTGGTATTATTCATCTTTATATTCTTGGTTATCGAACAAAAGATTTAATTTCTTTTAGTTTATCACTTAGTAACCCCTCTAAGATCGCTGCGATGCAAGAGCTTGAACATTGGAAGCTCAAGTTTGATATTGCTAGTGGTGCAACTGAGGGATATTTCAGTAAGCAATGGGTCGCTAAAAACATATTTAACCTCTCAGACGAGGAGTTCTTGCGAAATCAGCGTGAAATGTTTTTTGATCGCAAGTTTGAAGCCGCCCTTGAAGCAGCCGGTGCAGAAGCCTCTGAGGAATTGGCAGGCGGCGGCGAACTCGGCGGCGAACTCGGCGGCGAACTCGGCGGCGAACTCGCCGGAGACGAACTCGGTGGAGACGAACTCGGTGGAGACGAACTCGGTGGAGAGGAAGAGGAGGAGATTCCCGGTGATGATCTTCTTTTGGCCGAACCCGCGAAGAGAGATGATAAGACAGAAAAGAAAAATATATTTGGTAAAACAATTGAAACAACGACTAAGAAGTCCAATGGCAAAATGTATAAACCAGTAACAAACGATGGACGGAAAGACACGGGACCAAGAAAGAAAAATATTAAAGCAACCTGGGCGAGCGAAAAGTCGAAACCAACTCAAAGAAATTTATATCCCGGCCATTCTCCCCTCAGACAGTTGGCAAAGGGTATAACAGTTACCGAAGGTACTATTTACAACGAAGAGGAAATTCTTCTTAAAACAAATAAAGAAATTATGGATTTAATTTCTGGAATGGAGAAAAGAGATGAAGCTTAAACACAATAAGAAGCGGAACACTGCTTTCTTGTATGAGATTCTGATAAGACACTTAACGAGCAGTATCCTTGAGCAGAACGAAAGAAAAAAAGAAAAAGTTTCTAAAATTATAAGAAAACATTTTCGCAAGGGAAGTCTCTTGAGGGAAGAACTAGAAATCTATAAACTCATGATTACGGAAGATCGACATGGATATCATGTAGCAGAGAAGCTTATCTTTGAAGCGAAGAAAGCATTTTCCAGAATGAACAAAGAAAATTTATTTGTGGAGCAGACCGGGGTAATCAAGGCAATAAACATTGTTTTGGGGAAGGGTGCTTATTCGGTCTTTGTCCCAAACTATAAAAGTCTTGCGACAATTCAACAAATTTTTAATGATCAAACTCCGATTAAAACAAGGGTTTTGTTGGAAGCAAAAATTATTCATAGTCTTTGCGATCAGCAGAGCGTAGAGGGAAAGAAGATGTCCTCCGTTGATAATATCGTTTATAAAACTTTTGTGAAAAATTTCAACAGTCATTACGGGGAAGTTCTTTTCCAGGAACAGAAAGATCTTTTGGGAAAATATATTAATTCTTTTTCCGATAATGGACTTGAACTTAAGATTTATCTTAACGACGAGGTGGTTCGTTTAAAAAATTTGATCGAGGCCTCTTTAAAGAAAGAAGAAGTCCTCTTGCAGGAAGAAGTTGTTGAGAAAATAAAAAAAGTATTAACTGTGATTGATGAACTTAAACAACAGGAAGTTGATCAAGAGATGGTTGAGAGAATTTTAAAAATTCAAAGCTTGGTAAAAGAGATTTAAACAGATGGCGTTGACCATAAAAGTTGGTGATCAGGTTGATGATCAAGAAGAGGCCGAAGAGGTTCCTCCCACACATGAACCTATTCCGGTACGCCTCAACATAAAGAAGACGGTTGATGGCAATCTTCTTATTTTTGATCATCCTGATGTTGATTTTTCAATTGTTCCGGAAAAATCAAAGATTACTGTTTTTCCAAAAGAAAGAATTTCTGATAAGGTGTACGATATTCAAGACAGGCTGTTTAAGAACCTATTCGACAATGGGGTAATTAAGCAAGACTCGATTCAGGGCGGAGCTGTATATGGCTCGATGGAAGCAACTTACCCAGAGAGCGAGGAAGTTAATGTTTTGGAGACTGTCGTTCTCGTCATCGGCAAATTTATTGAAGAAGAAAGGAAATTTATAGACATCGACAAAGAAGTGGAAGAAGAGTGGGAAGACAATCTCATAGATCCCGATAAAGATGATTCAACAGAGTTGGGCGAAATTCCTCAACACACACAGAAGGGTTCTGTCCGACCTGGATATATTTATAGCCCCTACGGTATTTCCTCAATCTACCGATACGAATAGGTGAATAATGGATTTAATTTACTTTGTCTTGGTTGCGTTCGGTTTGACGCAAATTCTTGTTTATAGTAAACTCTTTGATAGCATTCGCCCCTCCAAGAAAGTTTGGAAAGGATTTTTCCATTGTCCGATGTGCCTGGGCTTTTGGGTTGGCTCTTTTTTGTTTGGAATAAATGGTTACACAGAACTATTTACCTTTGACTATAGGTTAGCTAATTTTTTTATATTAAGCTGTCTATCGTCAGGAACGACCTATTTGCTTACACAGTTTTTAGGTGACTTTGGTTTTAGATTGGAGGTGAAAAAAGACAATGAATAGATGGCGATTACAGCCCGTCCGCCGATGCCGAAACGGATGTATATTCGCGCCGCAGCGAGCGCGGCGACGGAGTTAAAAAATGACTGATCTAAAAAAATATCTTATTCGAGAATACTTTGAACTTTGTGAGGGAGGAGAGTGTCAAGACTTTTTAACCGAAGACGAAAAAAAGAGAGTCCGCGACGGAAAGGCTGTAATCTTAACGGGGAAGCTCCAGGAAGCAGACCGCAAGAATGGTAATGGTCGTGAATATCCCGTAGACATTCTCAGGAGAGAGATTGAAAGATATCAATCCACGGTAAAGGACCGACGAGCGATGGGCGAGTTGGATCATCCTGATAGTTCTGTGGTCAATCTACAGAATGTTTCTCACCTTGTAACAGATATTTGGTGGGACGGTAATAATGTGATGGGCAAGATTGAAATTTTGCCAACCCCTTCTGGCAATATTCTCAAATCTCTTGTTGAGTCAGGTGTTAAGATGGGCATTTCTTCAAGAGCTTTGGGCTCCGTGAAGAATTATCAGGGCCGCACCGTGGTTGAACCAGATTTACAATTGATTTGTTTTGATATGGTTTCGGAGCCATCAACACCAGACGCCTTTATGTTGAAAGAGCACCGAGAGATCTTTTCGAAACAAGATAAAATTAATAATCTTTTGGATGATATTATTGGATGATGAAAAAGAGCGAATTAAAAAAGATTTTAAAGCCCCTTATTAAAGAGTGTATTAGGGAAGCTATATTTGAAGATGGGGTTTTGTCTAGTTTGATTTCAGAAGTGCTTGTTGGAACAGCTAAATTAAACTCTCATGAGCCTGTGCCTGTTGCAGAGAATTTAATCACCGAACAAGTAGAAGTACAGGAAAGGCAAGAAGAATATAAAGAAAAGATTCGAGACACCAAACAGAAGATGTTGGATGTAATTGGAAAGGAAAGTTATAATGGCGTTAATCTTTTTGAGGGGACTGATCCTCTGAGGAGAGGTGGATCAACCGGTGCTCAGTCACCACCTGGACCGCTGGGAAATTATGCGCCGGAAGATCCTGGAGTAGATATCAGTTCTCTTTTTTCTTCGAAGTGGAAGAACTTAGTTTAGGAAAATAATATGGCGCGAAAATCAATTAATGTAGAAGTCTATGTGAGAAGGGGTGATTCTGTCGAGCGAGCAATCCGACGTTTTAATAAAAAAGTTAAGAAATCTGGTGTTCTTGAAGACTTTATTAAAAGAAAGTATTACGAAAAGCCGTCAGTTACAAAGAATAGAAGGAATAGGATGAGAAAGAGACTTATCGAAAAAGAAAATCAGGCGAGAATAGATGAAGAAAAGAACTTTTATAAAAGAAAGCCAAAAAGGAAGAGGAGATAAATAATGCCAAATTATAAAGCGGGAATCCATAGCGTTGGTCAATATCAGATGAGTGGAATTCCATACGCAACCGCATCGCTGACCGTTCCCGACGATTCCATGCCACCTTTGGAAATTAATTTCCCAAGGGTAGCAAAGTTTGTGACGATTAGGAATATAATTCCAACCGCCTCTGCTGATCGAATATTGCGGGTTGGATTTTCTTCCGCGGGCGTCGCAGGGTCCATCCCCCAAAATCAGAACTTTTTTACTTTGGCTAACGGTGAATCTTA